TGCAAGCGTTCAGCGGGGTTTTTAACGTATCAGCTAAAGGCGCTTCTACAGTCTTGACGTTTGAAACCAATGGTTCCGAACGTATGCGTCTCGACGCCTCCGGCAACCTCGGTCTGGGGGTGACGCCTAGTGCGTGGAGTGCATATAGGGCTTTCCAGATGCAAGCCGGGTCTCTGCTGTCTTTTAGCACGAATGACTGGCGCATGGTTCAAAACGTGGTGCGTACCGGGGTCACTTTTGACTATCTGAACAATGGCCGCGCACACATGTATCTTCAAGATGGTTCGTCAGGAGGTCATATCTGGTACACAGCCCCCTCCGGCACCGCAGGAAACGCGATCACCTTCACCCAAGCAATGACGCTGGATGATAGTGGGAATTTGGGGGTGGGGAATACCAGCCCTTCAGCGTTTGGTAAGTTTGTCGTTTCATCTAGTGGCACTCCGACGGTTGCTTATGCATCAATTATTGTCCCAACTGTCACCTACAACACTCCGTTTGAATCAACTTTGTATATGGGGCTGGGAAGAACAGACCCGGCAAACAATGGAGTTCCAGTAGGTTATCGTCTTAAAACTTATGGCGCTGACGCAAACGGTGCGTACTTTGCTATTGAGTCTGCATCTAGTAACCCAAACAGCAGCTCTCCGCCTAGTACATTTACCGAACGCGCCCGTATCACCAGCGATGGGAGACTTCTGGTTGGTACGTCATCCAGCGCAGGAACGCTTACTGTAGATGCAGTAGATGTATTGTCAACCGGAAACGTAGGGACTTATGCAATTTCATGCGGGAATGATGCAAATAATGCTCTGGCTTTTGGGTCTAACGCAAGTAACTCATATGTGCAATCTTTTGGCGGTCGTTATTTAGTTATCAACGAGCAAGGAAACGAAGTTCTTATTGCTGGCACGACTGACAACGGCGCTTACAACCTGCAATGTAATGGCACTGGAGTTTGGGGTGCTGGAGCCTATGTAAATGGTTCTGATGCGCGGCTTAAAGAAGAAGTTGCAACCATTGATTCTGCTCTTGATGTTGTCACTGCGTTGCGCCCCGTAACATTCCGCTATAAAGAGTCGCATAGCAAAGATCAAAGCATTCAGCCCGGATTTATTGCGCAAGAGCTTCAAGCGGCAATGGCTGAAAAATCATATGTGGATGGGATTGTCCAAGCCGGGCCTGAGTATCTCAATGTTGCATATCAGTCTCTTATCCCATTGCTTACAAAAGCCATTCAAGAACAGCAAGCAATGATCAATGAACTCAAGGCCGAAGTGGCCGCACTCAAAGGAGCCTGAGATGCGTAACGCAACGCAAGAAGAGGTGCTAAGGCTGTTTGAGTACAGAGATGGGATGTTGTATTGGAAGGAGCCGCCCAAAACAAGCAGGAAATTAAAGAAAAGTACAATCGCCGGGTTTAATAGTACGCAGGGGTATAAGAAGGTTACTTTCAATAAAGAAACATATTACATTCATCAAATTGTGTTTTTAATGCACCATGGTTATATCCCTGAAATCGTAGACCATATTGATAGAAACACATCTAACAATCGTATAGAAAACCTGCGAGCATCTACCAAAAGTTTAAATGCTTGCAATTCAAAGCTCAGGTCAGATAACTCTTCCGGGCACCGAGGTGTTGCTTGGAACAAAGTATCAACAAAATGGCAAGTTCAATTACAGTTTAAAAATCGTTGTAAACACTTTGGCTTGTTTGACGATTTTGAACTAGCTTGTTTGGTAGCAGACGAATCAAGACGGTTATACCACGGCGAACACGCCGCAATTTAAGGAGTTGTTATGAGTCAAGAATTTGTGTGGGCGGTGACGAACCTTGATTGCAAAGTCCAAGAAGATGGATTGAGCGATGTGGTCTATAACGCTCACTGGCGCGTTTCCAAGACCGAAGTAGATGGTGACAAGACCTACTCTGCCTCTGTCTACTCAACCTGCTCGCTGCCTTCTCCTGATCCTGAGTCCTTTACCCCCTACGCTGACCTAACCCAAGAGCAAGTGCTCGGCTGGATCTGGGCGAATGGGGTTGACAAGGACGCGACCGAAGCCGCAGTATTGCAACAGATTGAGAATCAAAAACGCCCAGTGGTAGTAGCGCCACCGCTGCCGTGGGCTGCGTAATGTTTCAAACCGTACTGGTGCGGTCCACCAGGTACTCTAACGAGTAAACATGGAAAACACTGAAGTAGTAGCGGAACCAACCGCGCCGGAACAGGTAGCGACGCCCGCGCCTGAACCTGTAGCAGTATCGGCGGAAGAGCAACAAACTACAATCAAGACGTTCACTCAAGAAGAAGTGGACTCGATGATTGGCAAGCGTCTCGCAAGAGAGCGTAGGTCTTGGGAACGTGAGCGTCCGAAGGCGCCAGCAGCGCCCGCAGAACCTGTATCGCAGGATAAGTTTGAATCGGTCGAAGCGTACGCCGAAGCACTGGCCACGCAGAAAGCCGAACAGCTTCTCCAGCAACGGGAACTGGAGCGTCAGCAAGCAGCAGTGGTTGAGTCGTACCACGAGAAGGAAGAGCAGGCACGGGATAAGTATGACGACTTCGAGCAAGTCGCCTACAACCCGAGTCTGAAAATCTCGACCGTGATGGCTCAAACAATTCAGGCGTCAGAGATCGGCCCCGACATTGCGTATTTTCTCGGGTCCAATCCAAAAGAAGCTGATCGTATCTCGCGTCTATCGCCGTTCTTGCAGGCCAAAGAGATCGGGAAGATTGAGGCCAAAGTGGCCGCCAGTCCGCCCACCAAAAAACCATCCAGCGCTCCGGCGCCTATTCAGCCTGTTGCAGCACGCGCCTCTGGCGCACCGGCTTACGACACCACCGACCCGCGCTCAATCAAAGCAATGAGCACGAGCGACTGGATCGCAGCCGAGCGGCAACGACAGGTCAAGGCGTGGGAAGCGAAACACGGACGTTAATTCAAATTAGGAGTTTTATAGATCATGGCTAACTCAATCCTTACGATTGACATGATCACCCGGAAGGCTCTCGAAATCCTTGAGAACAACCTGGTGATCACCCGGACGGTTAACCGTCAGTACGACGACAGCTTTGCTGTCCAAGGCGCAAAAATCGGCTCCACGCTGCGTATCCGTCTGCCGGACCGCGCACTGGTGACCGACGGTGCTGCGCTGCAAGTTCAAGACGACAACGAGCAGTTCACCACTCTGACTGTTTCGAGCCAAAAGCACATCGGCGTGAACTTCACGACCGCTGAGCTGACCATGCAGCTCGATGACTTCGCAGAGCGTGTGCTGAAGCCTCGTATTAGTCAGCTTGCTTCCAGCATCGACGCTGACGTTGCCAACAGCTTCAAGAGCATCTACCAGTCGGTTGGTACCCCTGGCACCACGCCCGGAACCAGCCTGGTGCTGCTGCAAGGCCAACAGAAGCTGAACGAAGCCGCTGCGGTCATGGCCCCGCGCTACTCAACCGTCAATCCGGCTGCCAACGCTGGCCTCGTCGAAGGCATGAAGGGTCTGTTCAACCCCACCAACACCATCAGCCGTCAGTTCAAGAATGGCCTGATGGGCGAGGGTGTGCTGGGCTTTGAAGAGATCAGCATGTCGCAGTCGATCAAGCAGCACACCACCGGCACCCGCACGGGTTCGCACACGGTGACCAGCGCTGTGACGGCTCAAGGCTCAACCACGATCCTGATCACGGGCACTGGCACGCAGACGATCAAGCAAGGTGACGTGTTCACCGTTGCCAACGTCTACGCTGTCAACCCGCAGACTCGTGAGTCGACCGGCAGCCTGCAACAGTTCGTGGCCACTGCGGACGCAACCGCCGCCGGCGGCGCGTACACGGTCAGCGTTAGCCCCGCGATGTACACCTCTGGCCATGCGCTTGCGACGATCGATGCGTTCCCGCAAGCCAGCGCTGTGGTGACCTTCTTGGGTAGCGCCAGCACTCAGTACCCGCAAAACCTGATCTATCACAAAGATGCGATCACGTTTGCGACCGCTGACCTGCTGATGCCGCAAGGCGTAGACATGGCCTCGCGCCAGGTGCATAACGGCATCTCGATGCGTATTGTTCGTCAATACGACATCAACAATGACCGTCTGCCCTGCCGTATTGACGTGCTCTACGGCTTCTCGGTCATCCGTCCGCAAATGGGCGTACGCCTCTGGGGCTAACGTCTAATACGAGGCTAGTAGGGATCTACTAGCCTCGTTTCTATTTAATTTGAAAGGATTAAATCATGGCTCTTCC